AAATATCCAAGTTGCTATACCTGTTATGCAAAAAAATCCTTCAAGCAAATCAAATAAATTAATCATTTTTAACAATCAAGTAAATGGCTAAAATAAACAAAACCATGACAATTATTACAAAAATCATGGCTATATCATCCATGATTAGCAAAACTTTTGTGATATTTGTTTCTAGCTTCTTGTGCCACTAAATCAGCTAATTCAACATCTTTAAAATTACCAATAGAAATAGTTTTTTTATTTACTTTAATAGTAACAACCCATTTTTTATGGGTTTTGCACCAATGTACATTTTTAAAACCTGATTTATTATTTTTTTGAATTTTTTTGTTTTGTCCATTTTCAATAGTTGATGCTGGTCGTAAGTTTTCTATTCTATTATCTGTTCTAATGCAATTTATATGGTCAATTTCTTTTGGCAAAAAACCATAATGCATCATAAAAACTACCCTACTTTGTGCATAACTTTTTCTATTAATTTTTACTTTTTTGTAACCTCTAGAATCAATATACTTACAAATTGAACCAGCCTTTACATTTTTAGCAACATCAATTTTCCAATACAAGTTGCCATCCTCATATTTAAAAATTTCATGTAAATATTCTTTTGTAAACATATTACATTTTCTTTTTTACAATGCCGGCAGCTCTACGCAAATCGTGAGAATGTAACTTTTTGCCTACTGATTTAGGTACTTCACCAGCTTTTTCAGCTACTTTAGCAGCCACTTTTCTAGTTACAATACGGCCATTAGAAAGCTCAAACTCATGCTTTGCACCTTTGGCCTCTTTGCCAGCCATCTTTTTAAGTTCATCATGGCTATAAGCTTTTGACTTAGCCACAATGACTTTTCCAGACTTTTCACGAATAGCTGGTTCTTTTACTGTTAGTTTTTTAGTTGCCATTATTCTTCCTCAATAATATGGTTTGCAGCTTTGATTATGTTTCTTAAAGTGGAAATATGAGGTTCTATTACTTGCATATAAACTTTTTTTCTACCACCATTACAATCATTTGAACCATCCACTAGCTCAACAGTTATTTCATAAAAAGCTTTATTAATAATAATTGGTTCATTGGTTACTGTTTTCATCACTTTATCCTTACAATTTTATTTCGTTTAAGTACATTTTCGTACTCTACTTTAGCAACATCATCTAAGTTTCGTAAAGGCAAATTTTGATAATATCGCCACTTGTCTTTATAACCTTGAATTTCCGAAGGAGGAGTCCATCCATGTTTTCTCCATCGAATAGTAATGTCTGTACCAGATGCAGTCCATAAATATTCATTCATATCTTTTTCCTGTAACTAATGATTTTAAAAGTCTAAACTCGTCAATTCGATGTTGCATAGGATGACGAACTGGTTTGTATAACTTAAAAAGATTAGGTTTTTTCATAATTAAAAGGGAATATCAGATTCAAGGTCAGCTAAACCTGTTGCTGGTTTATAAGATGGCTTGGCATCGTCTTTATCTTCAGGAACATTCAAATAACACCATAAAGAACCATCTTTAAGACCCAATAAAGGTATCATTTCTAACTTCATCATCAAATCCCCTTTTTTGGTTTTAGTAACAATACCAATAGTTTGATAGCGTTTTTTTGTTACTCCAGCTTGGTCTACATACTCTGAAACTGCTGCTTTTACATAATATTCAATACCCATGATTACATCCCTCGCATTAGATTAACTTCAATTTCTACTTCATTCAAGAACTTCTGTATTTCCGACTCTATTTCTGCAATATAGGCGTTATCCCTATTAATGCGTTTAATAAACAATTTGCTACGTTCAGGCATCCTTGGGTCGTAAGAAACAAAATCGCACCATTCTGCTCCAGTACAGGCCATCTGGCTTTGCATCTGAATAATGTACTTGCCTTGTGGTTCGCCTGATTTAATCGTAGCCCAATGTGTAGCAGAATTAGGGCATTTAATCTCAATAAGACCTTTTCCTACTAAGCCATCTGGACTGCAACCAAACCATTTAATTGATGGATGTTCTACAAACGGCACTTGGTCAACAAAATTGCCTGTAGAAACCTCATAAGCCACTCTAGCTTGCGGTTCTGTTTCTGTACCCCATTGCATGAATGAATTAGAGTAAGATTCTTCTATAGCCCCTGTAACTCGCTGAATAGCTAATTCGATAAGATAGTTAGCTCGACTTGCAGAGGGACCTGTTTTTGTCTTTGCAAGCACATCTGCCACTTTTGAGGCTGTAACTTTACCTAAACGCAACTGTAACCAGGCATCGCTACCTTGCTCAATAGTTGCTGAAATTCTATCTTCAGTAGTAAATGTAGTCATTTAATATATCCTTCAATTATTTCTAATGATTGTTTAGCAAGCATTAGCTTATCTTTCAACACTTCTATTTCAGCTTGTTGTTCGTCATGCCTTTTGTACAAATATTCTATTGTTTCTATTTGCTGATAAGCCCACAATTGAATTTCTGCATCGGCTGTACCGTTTTTTAATACTTGTAATTTTCCGTGGTAACTCATTTCTTATTAGCCTTTCTTAGTATTGCTTTAGCAAATTCATAGTAAGCAAATTGATATACAGATTTAATGCCGTATTCTTTACCAATCTGCTCTATTTCCTCATCTGTTAGGTTTGCTGGATGGGTGTAGAGTGGAATAGGCTCTGTTGTTCCTGTAACTTTCCATGCAAATTTAATGTCATAGACTGTTACGCCTTCGCCTTCAGGGTAAAGATGTCCTACTGGTTCATTTGCGTTCATGCTAATTCCCCTTTTTTGACATCTTTAGCTTTGCTGATTAACGCTACAGAGTTTTTATCGCTTTGTAAGGCTTTATAAGCGCTACTGTAAGCGTTTTTAAGTTCTTCCATGCTTGCACATTGACTTATGCTTTCAACCCATTCCTGAGCTTCTTTGGTTAAATCTACGTTATCTTCTTCAGGAATATCCTCACCGGCATAGATATAAAGTCCAAGACCAAATAATGAGATTGTTTTAACCAAACAACGCATCATGGCCGTATTTACATCCATTGCATTAGGGTTAGCAATAGCTTTGTTTTGATTATTGATTACCGGCATCTGACAAGTCATTGTTTTGCCAAAAGCGGTTACTGAGCAAAAAACCATTAAGGATTCGGCAAAATAAACAGGTTCGCCATAAGTCCAAGTTGCTTGTGGGTCTTGTTGCAATAGCTGGTCCACGGCCCATGCCCAACTTAAATATGTAAATTTACCTTTGCGGTCTGTGTGTTCATTTACATTAATCTTGCGTAGTTCTAAAAATTTAGTCATCACTTATTCCTTAGTATTGTTGAGTAATCATACGAGTTGCGTAGTATTCATTGTATTCATAAGACAAATTCCACAATTTACGACCTAATGCTTCAAAATCGCGTTTTTCAAGCATTTCTTCTATTTGGGATATAACTTCAGCATCTTGAGTAGCAGAAAAGGCTTCATTAAAATTGCCCCATTTACAAGGATTAAACTCATCTTTCATAAGTTCTGCAATTTCCCATTCTTGTTCTTCAGAAGTCTGGTCATCGTATGGTGCTTCATAGTAGGATTCAAGTTTTGACATAATTAAAAGCCTCCCAAGATTGCATAACCAACCATTGCGCCAAGAACTATGCCAGTTGCTACTAAAGCTGCCAACTCAATAAATTTAGATTTCATTTTTATTTCCCTTCATCACTTGTTGAACTAGACTCCACTATACCATAAAAACCACTTTGCAACACTTTTTAATAAATATTTTTACTTTGTTGTTTTTTTGTTTATTTGTGATAATATAACACAACTTTAGGAGGAATCATGGACATTTATTTGGAATTAAAGACGGAATTTGGAAGCCTTTATAGGCTTGCACAGCTTTTAGAACTTAGAGAAACGGCCATTTATCAATGGAAAGCCAGGACTAACATACCTATTAAGCATATTCGCAAGATTGAGGAGCTTTCAAAGGGGCGAATTACTAGAGAAATGCTTAGACCTGACATTTTTGCAAAGGGCTGAAATGCACTATTACCAACACAATATTGGAGATTATCGTAAAGATACTTCTCATTTATCCTTGCTTGAACATGGAATTTACAGGCAGCTTTTGGATAGTTATTATCTTGATGAAATGCCATTGAGCAATGACCTTGCAAAGCTAATGCGTTCGCATAGCGTTCGCAATGCAGACGAACAACAAGCGCTTCAAAATGTACTTACAGACTTCTTTGAATTGACCGAAAATGGCTATATTCATAAAAGATGTGAAGATGGAATAGATAAATTTCATGGTAAATCAGCTAGTGCTAGAGCATCCGCAATGGCTCGCTGGAGCAGTAAACATAAGGAAATTGATGCGAACGCAATGCCAACGCAATCCGAAGGCAATGCTAACCATAAACCAATAACCAATAACCATAAACCAATAACCAATATAAAAACAATACAAGCACCTGAAGGTGTATCAGTTGAAGTCTGGAATGATTTTGTTTTGCAAAGAAAGAAATCAAGGGCTGTAATTTCTGAGAATGTAATTAAAACCATTGCAAAAGAAGCTCAAAAAGCTAATTGGACCTTAGAGCAAGCATTGGCTGAATGTTCTGCAAGAGGCTGGAGAGGCTTTAAAGCGGAATGGGTTATTGAGAAACAAACACAAGAAAACAAAAATTCAACTGTTTTGCAAGGTTTAACAAGAGGTTTAATTGGAGGAAAAAACAATGTCGGTTTACTTGGAAAGTGATTTTACAACTGCTGATAACGGCATGGATTACATTTTTGGCAAGATGGGCGCGATTTATGGGGCTTCTTTTGCTAGGCATTGGGATGGAGTTGATTTGGGCTTGGTTAGGCAGACTTGGAAGGAAATGCTAGGGGTATATGCCACTTACAAGCCTACATTGGACTTTGCCCTTAATTCAATGAATCAATCGTTTGTACCATCTGCAATCGCTTTTAAAGATTTATGCAGCCAAGCCGGAAGGATTCCAGTTAAGCCAGAAAGAACCTTGACACATCAAAAGACACAAGCTGAGATTGTTGAGGGAATAAGGGCTAAAGAGGAAGCATTAAAGGCAATGAGAGCGTGGACTCAGAAAGTGAAGGCATGAATGAGTTGGCTCTTTTCGCTGGCGCTGGTGGAGGAATCCTCGGTGGACATTTGCTCGGATGGAGAACAGTCTGTGCAGTCGAATGGGAACCATACCCAGCAAGCGTATTGTGCGCCAGACAAAATGACGGGCTTCTTCCGCCTTTCCCGATTTGGGATGACGTTCAAACCTTTGACGGAAAACCTTGGCAAGGAATTGTTGACGTTGTATCTGGCGGGTTTCCCTGTCAAGACATTAGCGCAGCCGGAACTGGGGGGGGATTACTGGAAGCCGAAGTTCAATGTGGAAACACATGGCGAGAATTATTGGCGAAGTACAGCCCCGATACGCTTTCGTGGAAAACAGCCCAATGCTCACTTCTAGAGGACTTGGAACAGTCCTTGGAGACCTGGCCTCGCTGGGGTTCGATGCGGAATGGGGAGTGCTTTCGGCAGCCGATGTTGGCGCAAACCATCTCAGGGAAAGAATTTGGATTGTTGCAAGAAACATGGGCTACCCCAACAACAATGGACAAACTGCCACCAAAATCAGAAATGGCTTTGTTGAGGGAGGCAACAGTAGCAAGGCCGAACAGAAGCAAACCAGCAAATCTCAGAGACCAGGTGAGCAACATGAAACATTGGCCAACTCCACTAAGCTCGGAACACAAAGCAAACTTAACGATAAGAGAAAATCATCAGAATGGATTAACTGCAATGGTGTTGAAAGAGCAGAAGAATTTTCCAACTCCAGCAGCAAGAGATTACAAGGGAGCAGTAAAAACTGGGAAAAGAGTTTCTGCATCAGGGAAAATACAAAATTATGGAGAGCAACTGCCGAACATTGTTGGTGGAAATCTGAACCCAACATGGGTAGAGTGGCTGATGGGGTGGCCGCCAGGGTGGACAAACTTAAAGCCATTGGAAATGGACAAGTCCCATTTTGTGCAGCAACAGCATGGAAGCTCTTAAGTGAAAGATTGGAAAAAAAGTGAAAAATATCGGCATCAATGTGAAGTGCGATACCTCATTGGAATTCGCCATAAGAACGGACTGGGTGAAATCAGAAGACTTTTATCTAATCCAGGCTTTGCTGCCAGGCTTCATAAAATTCAAATCGACATGGCAGACCAATGGAGAAAAGGCAATAGAGGCACAACAAAAGGACAATGGCTATGAATCTTGAGCAATTAAATGAAAACAGAGTAGAACAAGCCCTTACTAGACTTGCTAGTACCGATAACCAACACGCAGAGTTAGCCGGTCAGGTTAAATACCTTGAGGAAGGCTTAAAACAGGCTAAGAGCCATTCTTTTCTATTAGCTGATGGCACAGTAGCCGAAAGAGATGCAAAGGCCCTAGCAAGCGTTAAATACGCTGAAGCATTACAAGCGCATATTGAGGCTTTTGTTGAATTTAAGAAAGTTGACAACGAAAGAAACCACGAAATAAGAATTATTGATATATGGAGAACTTTATCCAGCAACCGTAGACAGGGGAATATGTAATGAAAGATTTTTCACTACCTTTTTTGGTATCAAAACGACTTTTAGATGAATATTACAAAGCTATGATTGCTCAAGATAGGCAAAAAGCATATCAAATAGCTAATGATTTGGTCGAAATGACCCTTAAATTAGAGGATATAGCTCATGCTAATGCGTAATATGTTTGCAACGCATACAGATTATGGTGATTTTAAAGGCTTAATTGCTGAAAACCCTAATTTTGTACCTTCTAACGTAGATGGAATATGTGAGCGAAAAGGTCAATTCTTGGTAATGGAATGGAAAAGACCTGGCGAAGCAGTAAGTAAAGGTCAAGAGTATTTAATCAAAGCATTGGCTAAATTGCCAAATTTCATCGTTTTAATTATTTATGGCGATACAGACGATGAAACAACCATTCATAAGTATTATTTAGTAAATCAAGATGGTTCTTGCACTTTAGCCGGTAGTAATTTTGCAATGCTTAAAGAATTTTATAAAAACTGGTATGAGATGGCAGATGGCAACTAAGGCCGAGAAAGACGTATATGCAAAGCTGGCAAGATTGGGCTGCATATTGTGCAGGCAACAAGGAATTACCGACACCGACACCGAAGTGGAAATGCACCATGTCAGACGATATGGTGGGAAAAGAAATCTTGCGCCTGTCATCCCCTTGTGCTCTTATCACCATAGACTTGGAGATTCCAGTTATCACGCACTTGGGGCTAAAGGATTTACATCTTATTGGGGAATAAGCCCTGAAGAATTAATACAAAAAACACAAGAATTGTTAAATGACGCATTATAAAAAAAGAGTAGACCATAATCAAAAAAGCATAGTTCATACATTTATTGCATTAGGAGCTAGTGTTATTGATTTATCTAGAGTTGGTCAAGGATGCCCAGATTTAGCGATTGGCTATAAAGGCAAAATGGTAATGGTAGAGGTTAAATCATCTAATAAAGCTACTTTTACTGAGCCACAGCTTAAATTTATTGGTAATTGGAGGGGTGGCGCAATTAATAGAATAGACTCCGTTGAAGGGGCAATAAGATTAATTAAGATGCTTGACATTCAAGAATAGACATTTAAAATCAAAGAACTGCAATATTGCAGACTTTTTAGCTAAAAGGATTAAAGATGGCAAACCCAAATTCCACCAAAGGCATACCAACCAAAGGTGTTGTAGTACCTCAAGGCGCAAGCAAGGCAGATATGTCTGGTGAGCGTATGGAAAAATCTCATCGTGGTGGTGTAGCGATGGGTAAAGAAGATGCTATTGGCTCTGACAAAGAGTTCAATACAGGCCGTACTAGCGGTATCTGCTATGACCATAAGCGCACAACTTATGCGATGGAAGATAAGTATGAGAAAAAGAACTAAATAGAAAAGCGAAAACCCCATAAGTGAAGGCTTACAGGGTTTTCTAACCAAATAGTAATCGGAAAACTAAATGGCTGTTGTAAACAATAAAGAAACTTGCAATTCTTGTATATTTTTTTCTTCAGGGGAAAGAATGGGAATTTGTAAGCGATACCCACAAACTGTCAATAAATCCAATGAAGATTGGTGTGGAGAGTGGGAGCTTACTGAAAGCATGGCTTTAGACTTAATGGTTCAGCTAATGACTGAGCCTGTTTTGCTTTCTGAAACCCCTAAAAAGAAACCAGGAAGGCCAAGAAAAGCATGAAACTTAAGCCATTATTAGACAAAATTGTAGTTAAACCTGATGTGCGAGAGCTTTCTAGCATTATTTATGTTGACAACAAAGAAGTGGAAAACATGGGAACTG